GTCAAAAACCTAGCAATAATACAGGTAAGGACAGATTATCGCTTTCATTAAAAAAATGGAACTGTTAAATGGCTAATTTAAACCTTAATGGTAATGTATCTCAAAATGAAAAGATTCTTGAGATGGCATACAAAGACCTGATAGTATTTGGTAAACTATTTTCTCCACAAGACTTTTTAGCTTCGGCTACACCACAATTTCATGAAAATGTAGGCAGACTGCTCTTAAACAGAGATATACAACAATTGGCTCTTGTTATGCCTCGTGACCACGCAAAGTCAACCTTAGCAGCATGTGCTGTTTTGCACAGGTTTTTATTTGCGCAAAAAGATAGCCCAGAATTTATCGCTTGGGTTGGCGAGGCACAAGACCAGGCAATTGATAACCTTAACTGGATATCGACTCATATATACGAAAATCCTGCAATCCATTACTATTTCGGCGATTTACAAGGTGATAAGTGGACAAAGACCGAAATTGTATTGAGAAATAATTGTAGAATGATTGCAAAAGGTGCATCGCAAAGATTGCGTGGTAAAAAGCAATTATCTACAAGATATACAGGAATTATACTTGATGACTTTGAATCAGAACTAAATACTAAAACACCAGAGTCTAGGTTACAAATAAAAAACTGGGTGACTGCTGCAGTATATCCTGCAATAGATTTTGATAAAGGTGGGTTTTTATGGTGTAATGGTACAATAGTACATTATGATTCATTTTTAAATGGACTTGTTAAAAACCATAATGCAGCAATGAAAACAGGTGAAGAGTATTCATGGACTGTAGAAACACACAAAGCAATCAAAGATGATGGAACACCACTATGGCCTTCACGTTGGCCAATAAAAAAATTAAACGAACGTAAACAGTTTTACATTGATTCTGGTACTCCTGCTAAATTTTATCAAGAATACATGAATCAGGCTAAATCTCCAGAAGACCAAGTATTTGGAGAGGATGATATAACATCAGGTTTTTATCAAGGTGGTGTAAAATTTGATGAAAGTGCAAACTCTTGGTATATTAAATTTGATGATGGGAGTATGGAGTATGTTAATATATACATGGGCATTGACCCAGCTTCAACGCTTGGCTCTAGGAATGATTATAGTGTCATTATGGTTATTGGTGTTACTGCAGAACATGATTATTATGTTATTGAATATTGGAGAAAAAGAGTATTACCAATGGAGTGTGCCGACCAGATATTTAAGATTGCAGAACGATATAACCCAATCAAAAGAATAAACATAGAAACTATATCATATCAAGAGATGTTGCGTGATTATGTACAAAAAAGAAGCAAAAGAGAAGGAAAGTTTTTACCTGGAATTGAAATGGGTATCAAAGGCTATGGTCAACAAAAAAAGAAAGATAGGTTATTTGAAGGACTACAACCTATGTTTAAAGCAGGTGCAGTGCATTTGAAGAAAGATATGCATGAATTTATTGGAGAGTTATTAGATTTTCCAAAAGGAAGCCATGATGATACAATAGATGCATTTTGGCTATCAACACAATTTGCAAAAGGAAATAAGAAGGCTGGTAAGACAGTAAAAGAAAAATCAGGCAAGTCTTGGAAAAAACCTAGAAAAAGATATAATTGGATTACAGGAAGTCGTATTTGATAATTAATAATTTATTCTTATATTACACACTATGATAAAAGCGGATAAAAAGGCAGTACAAATAAGAGAACTATGGAGACGTTGGAGTGATGCTCGAAAAGAATGGGAAGAGCATGCAAGAGAAGATATTGACTTTTATTTAGGTAATCATTTTAGTGAAGCAGAAGCCACAGAATTAGAATCAAGAAATCAATCAAGTTTGCCTTTAGACAGGTTATATTCTGCTATAGAACAGTTTAAAGCAATAATAACTTCAAAGCCTCCAAAATTTTCAGCAATGCCAAGAGAAGACTCAGATAGTGATTTAGCTGATGTATGGAGAGTGATACTTGACTATATATGGAATATATCAGATGGTAATGAAACATTCAAACAGGCTGTTCATGATTATGCAGTCACAGGTCTTGGATATTTTTACGCATATGTTGATAGAGAAGCAGATTATGGCAGAGGAGAAGTAAAGTTTACATACGTTGACCCTTTTAGAGTTTGCGTAGACCCAAATGCAAGAAGTAGGTATTTTGACGATTCAACAGGAATGATGCTATCTACTATATTTACAAAGTATCAATTATTAGATTTATATCCACAATTAGCAGTTGTTGATGAACAAAATGGTAAAATGTTGATTGATGAGATAGAAGGCTACTATGAAGATGAAACATTTCCAAATGCACAGAATACAAGAACAAAAGGTTCATTTACACCTGATGTAACAAAAGATTATGACTATGGAGAAGGTTCAGAAAAATATCAGCTTATTGAAAGTTTTTCTAAAACAAAAGTTCCATACTATAGAATATTAGATGTTCAAAGTCAAAATGAACGTATTCTTGATACAGAAAATATGGAAAAGTTTTTAAAGAATGACAAAATGAAAAAGGCTGTAGATAGCGGTCTAATAGATGTTGTAAAGGTACAACAAACAAGAATTAAATTAGTATGCACTTTGGGTCAAACAGTTTTATATGAAAGAATACTAAATACTGATAAATATCCAATAGTGCCAGTTCCAAACATTTGGACTAATACTCCATATCCAATGAGCGATGTTAGAAAGAATAAAGACTTTCAAAGGTTTTTGAATAAAACAATGTCACTTATAACATCACATGCGCAAGCATCATCTGGATTAAAATTATTAGTTCCACAAGGAAGTATAGATGATATAGAAGAATTAGAACGTGATTGGGCAAATCCAAATGCAACAATAGAATACGACCCATCATTTGGTGAGCCGCATTTTCCATCACCACAACCATTATCAAATTCTATTATGCAATTACCTGGACTTGTTGAAAAGTATATTGATTTAAATATGGGTATATTTGAAATGCAGCAAGGTAATACAGAAGCTGCACCAAGAACATCATCTGGTACAATGATGATGGAAGATTTTGGACAAAGACGTAGTAAATCAAAGCTTCGAGATATTGAAGGAAGTTTAAAAAGATTAGGACAAGTAATATATAATTTAGCTAAGGAACATTATACGTTTAAAAAAGTATTTAGAATAGTGCAACCAAATAATGACAAGTCAGAATATATGGTAAATGTATACAATGACAAATCTCAAGCAATTGGCGATATGATTAATGATTTATCTATAGGTCAATATGATGTAGGTATTATTGGTAATTCAACAATGCCTTCAAATAGATGGGGAGAGTTTTCAATATACATGGAAGCATATCAAGCTGGACTCATAGATAGGACAGAAGCATTAATGAAAACAGATATATTTGATAAAGAAGGTGTATTAAAAAGAATGGATGTTGTTGGTCAATTACAAGCACAGTTGCAAGGTGCGCAACAACAAATTAAGAATTTACAAGGTGACTTACAAACAGCTCATAGAGAAGCTATTGCCTCACGTAAGAGAACCGAAGTTGAAAAATTCAAGGGAAGACTTAAAGAAGTCGAACTGGATAGTAAATCTGCAAATAGACAGCAGGTTGATAAACTAACAAACGCAGTTAAACTCGAGGTAGAGAAATCACGTTTACGTGGTCAAACTCAACAAAACCAAGAGAAATTGCCAGCCAAAGGAGGCGAATAATGGATAACGCATTTGAAAATGAAAATCTTGAAAATCAAGGTCAAGTCAATGATAATGTAGGGCAGGATAACAGTCAAACACAGAATGATAAAAATACAACAGATTGGGAAGCTACTGCAAAGTACATGCAATCTGAAAAAGATAAACTTCATGCTGAAAATCAAAAACTCAAAGAATATGAAAAAGTTGGACAATTGTTGGAATCACGACCTGATATAGTTAATACTATAACAGGAATGATGCAAGGTGGTCAACCAGCAGCCAATGAACGCATAGCTATGGATAAAGATGAGTTTGACCCATGGGAAGCCTATAATGACCCAACATCTAAATCGTATAAGTTCAGACAACAAGAGTTACAAGACTCTATTAACAATGCAGTACAAAGCCAAGTAGCTGGGGTTCAAAAAGAAGTAGGTATGACTAAACTTCAAACAGAACTTGCTGCAAAAGGATTGACACCTGAAGAAATTACTTCATTTGTTGATTTTGCTAGTAAAAATCCAGCAGAGTATGGTGTTGATGGTGCAATTAATATGTGGAGAGCAGTAACTCAACAACCAGCACAAGATGAAAATGGCAACCCACTTGATGTAGTTCGTCAAAATCAAGCAGTTCCTCAACAGGCAGGTATATTATCTGGTGAGCAACCTGTAAGAAAAAGTGATGATGATGCAGTATGGGAAGGCATTTTAAAAGCTGGGAGTCGAGCTAACGTATTGTAATAAATTAATTATTAACTAAGGAGAATAAAATGTCAGAGAAATTTAACTCTGGACAAGTAAAGTTTGGAACTCCTGGTTCCCAGACAGCCTTAACGTTAAATAATCAAAGTAGAAGATTATTTGATTTTAGTGATAGGATTGCTGAATTAGCCCCAGAAGAGTCTCCATTTTTTGTTTATTTGTCAAAAGTAGCAAAAGTTCCAACATCGGATAGTCAGTTCCGATTTTTGGAAGATAGAACGAAAGTTCATATGACTGATAGAAGCTTTTTGCTTAAAGGTGCAACAACTATGGTTGCAGAAGGAAGCAATATGGATATTGTATTAGATACATCAGGTGGTGCATCTGTTGATTTTTTACTTCCAGGTATGGTTGTAGCAATTGGAGATGTTGATGGCAATTCTGTCCCAACAACTGCAAATGTTAGAGTAAATACTGTAAGTAGTTCATCTACAGAAACAACTTGTAATGTTACAGCAATATCTCATGTTGGTGCTTCTTCAACATTAGCTTTAGCAGACAACTCAAAATGTACTGTAATAGGTACTTCATTTGAGCAAGGTTCTGGTTCACCAGATGTTTTTTCACAAGAGCTTGACCATGATACTGGTTTTACTCAAATATTCAAAACTGCTTGTGAGATGACAAATACTGCAAGAGCAACTATCTACAGAGGTTATGCAGATGAGTTCCAAAGAATTTGGAATCTTAAATTAAGAGAACACAAAGTAGACATTGAAAGAGCAATGTTGTTTGGACAAAAAGGTACATCAGGTGGTATTCAATACACAGATGGTATCGTTGGTTCAACAATTAGAAATGGCTATGCTAATGTAGTAAATGATGGAAGTCAATTATCATATAATATTGATAAACCATACTATAAATCTAATACAGCATCCGAGTTAACATATGATGATTTACTATCTGATTTTGAAGTAATCTTCGACCCTGCAAGGGGTGGTGGAAGAGCTAAGTTAGCTTTAGCTTCAAGACCAGTAATATCTCACTTTAACAAACTTGGTTCAGGTGGATTTATAAGTGGTTCTATGACAGATGCCGACCAAAGATATAACTTCCCAGCATCGCAGGGCGCTTTTGGACATTTAGTAACTAAAGTACAAACTATTCATGGTGATGTATCTATGGTTGCTGAATCTCTATTTAGAGGCTTTGCTTCTGGATTTATGATGATGGTTGACTTAGACCATGTTGCTTACAGACCGCTTGTAGGTAATGGTTTAAATCGTGACACTTCAATAACAACTAATGTGCAACAAGCTGATGAAGACTTAAGAAAAGATATGATTCTAACAGAAGCAGGTCTTGAAGTAACTCTTCCTGAAACTCATGCACTTATTAATTTGGAGGGTGTGTAAGATGAGAAGTGATTATTTAAATGAAAACATAATGAGTAACAGTGGACACAAAAAGAAAGTTAAAGTGTTAACTGCAGCAACACAGTTAGAAGAGAAAGATTCAGGTTCAATATTATTATTAAATTCTGCATCTGAGTTTGCAACAACTCTTCCATCTGTAGCTGATGCTGGTGCTGGTTGGTACTGCAAAATTGTAGTAGAAGCAGCTCCATCAGGCGCATCATACACAGTTGTTGAAAAAGCCTCAGCTGACACTGATGTAATTATTGTTAATGGTATCAATGAACTTGAAGTTGACACAAGTGATGATGGTGTATCTAATACTGGATGTACTACAATTACTTTTGCAGATGGCGTAGCTATCAAAGGTGACTTCATTGACATTTGGTGCGATGGCTCTAATTACTATGTATCAGGTCAAACAAAAGCTGATGGTGGTATTTCAGTAGCGTAGTTATAGTTTTGTAGAACTATGGGAGCTATCAATAAAAGGTGGCTCCCGAATCTACATAAGACAATAATAATTTTATAAACAAGGAGAAAGTTATGGGAAGTTTCCCAGGCGGAACAGTAGTAAGAGTCACCCCAACATTATCAACTGATGCTTATGCATCTGGAGATGTATTATTTGTTGCTACACGTATTCCAAATGCAGTAAAAAATAGAGGTGGCGTTTCAAAATTAAGTGCAATGTTTATATTAGATTCTAGTGATAATTCAGATGCTGATAATGATATATTTTTTGTTTTTCAAGAAAAAGAAGGAACTGCAGTAGGAAGTATTAATGGTGCAGCTAATATAAGTTCTGCAGATTTAGTTAACAATAAAGTTTTAGGACATGCTATGATGAATGCAGGTCATTCTGGGACAGCAGGCTCTATTGTAAACTCAAGATTATTTTACGCATTTCCAGCTTCTGGAGATGGTGAATCAAGTACACCAAATTTAATGTTAAAAGCAGATGAAGGTTCAACAGATGTATATGTTTGGGCATATTTATCTGGAGGTACTCCAACTTATGCAGCTGATAGTTTAGAATTAATATTTCATATTGAATATATAGATTAATGGCTAAGAAAAGCACAGTTAATAAAGCAGGAAACTATACAAAACCTGGAATGCGTAAGCGTATATTCAATAGAATAAAAGCTGGTGGCAAGGGTGGCAATCCTGGTCAGTGGAGCGCACGAAAAGCACAAATGCTTGCAAAGGCTTATAAAGCAGCAGGTGGTGGTTATAAAGAAGAAGGTGGAAAAATAATGCCTAAATATAAAAAAGGTGGTGGTACTTTTAAACCACACATGATGTACAAGGGCGACAAAACTGTTAAAGCAAATACATATCAAGAACATTTAGATTATGGTAAAAAAGGTTATGTCCACAGTAAAAAGAAAGAGTTAGGCGGAATGTTAAAAGGTCCATCTCATGCAGAAGGTGGTATCCCTATTGAAGTTGAAGGTGGGGAGTATATAATTAAAAAGAAATCAGTGAATAAAAGAACTGAACCAGTTTTGGAATATATCAATGAAAATGGTAAATTACCAGGTAATATGGATTATGATTTTCCAACAACTGATGCAAGAGATAGGAGTAAAAAATAATGCCAGAAGTAAAAGATAAAATGACAGGTAAGACTGTAGCCTCAATGTCATATGATGATAAGGGAATGGCAGCAGCAAATAAAATGGCTGCAGATGACCCAGGACTAATGGTTACAGATGGAAGGAATAGAAGTCAGCAAATGTATGAAGGAGGCGGTATGACAGGTATGAGTATGATTGGAAGACCGCAATACATGAAAGGCGGAAAAATGATGTATAAGCATGGTGGTAAAGCACATGACATGAAAAAAATGGGTCATGGTGGAATGATGAAAAAATATGAAGAAGGTGGCAAAGCTCTCAAAGAAGTTGATTCATCAGAAAATCCAGGCTTATCTAAACTTCCAAAAGAAGTAAGAAATAAAATGGGTTACATGAAAGAAGGTGGAAAGACTAAAGATGGTCCAAGTTTCTTTGGTGGTGACTTTTTTCAAAAAAGTGGAAGAAAAAGAAGACAAGAACGTAGAAAAGCACGTAAAGCTAAAAAACTTGCAATGGAGAAAAAAAGACAATCCGAACTTAAAAAAATTAAGCAAAGAAAATCTAAAACTGCTATTACAGCTGGCTCTAAATCTAAAACTAAATTTGGTGCAGCAAAGGTAACAAAACCTAAAGCTCAAATAGCAAAAGAAAAAGCAGCAAAAAAAGCAGCAGATGATGCAAAATATACAGCAGCTGTTAAAAGACATCAAAAATTAATTAAAGAAGGCAAAACACCAACTAAAACATCTTTGCCTGCATTAATTAAAGCTAGAGATTCATATGTAAAACAAGGCAAAAGAGGCTCTGAAGGATATAATATGATTCAGAATAGAATCAATCAAGCATATGGTGTTAAGAAAAGGCATAAAACTAAAAAATGAGAACATATTATTGTACATGCGGAAACAAAGCAGAATGCATTCCAGGCAGAATAACAGAATGTGATTGTGGAAAAGTATTTGGCTCTTCAGGCAAAGTATCTGACCATATTAATATGAGAACTACCTGGAGCGGTCAAACTAAAGTTGAGTTTACACAAACAACTGTAGACAAAGATATTGCATCATGGAGTAAGAAGTAATGGCATTAGATTTTGCAGCAAGAATACATGCATTAACAGGATTTGATGCAGATAGCACAGATGATACAGAAACTGGTGATGATTTCGATGAAGCTGCTGCTCAATTTATGACTGATGCAGCAAAAGAAATCATTAATATACTTCCTCCAAAATTAAAAGAAAAATGCTTAACTGAAAGCACAATTACAAACTCTCCATCTTATTTAGCAGACTTAGATGGTATTGGAGAGATAATGTATGTCACACGTTTATCTGCAAACTCTGGAGGATTTAGGATACCATGCAGAGAAGTTCCTTCTGCTTTTGGTGAAATGTCTGGAGATTCTACAAGTATATACTTTGCATCAGCAACAGACCCAGCTTACTGGGTTACAAGTTCAAATGATGCAATGATTTTAAATGTAAATCCAACACCAACTGCAGACCAAACAGCAATTGTTTATCATGTCGGATACCCAACTTTTACAGCAGGAGATGCAGGAACATATGATGTAACTGCAGCAACAAGTATAGCAAACTTTCCAGACGAAGCAGAACATTTAGTTGTATTAAGAGCTGCAATATCTGCAGCACAATATTTACTTGCAATAGAAGAAGACCCTGAGCTTTATGTTCCTATCATATCTTCGTTAAAAGCACAGTATCAAGATGCTATACAAGGTCTAATTACAGCAGGTGTAGCAGCACCACAAAAAGGAGCTAATTAATGACAGCAAAAAATATCATAGACCAGATAGAAAAAATGTTTGGCAGGCAGCCAGAACAATATATGTTTCAACTTATTAATGATGCATTAGATGAAATATCATCAAAAAAAATGAATAATACAGAATCAAAAACAACAAATCTTATTGGCTTTGATAGATGGTATACATTAACTGATGAAATGATTCAAATAGATAGAGTTGAAATTAAAGATACAAATGACAGATATGTAATGATTCCAAAGCTTGCAGACCCTCATAAATTATTAAGAGGTGATACTGATGATACTGCTACAAGTTGGTCAGATACAGATGCAGGAGATGATACATTAACATAGGAGAATTATGGCAATAAATAAGAGAACATATCCTAATAATTACTTTGTTTACTATAATGATGATAATAGATTAGCTATACTTTGTCAAGATACTACATCTACATCTGCAGAAAGAACTATAGAAAAATATGATACATATCAAGGAGCTGATGTATCTGCAGGTATAAGAATTACATATAAATCAAAGTATGGAACTATTGATGATGTAACAGAAGATTTAAAAACAACAGCAGGTCTTGATTCAGGATTACATCCATCAGTGCTATGTTATATAAAGGCTAGGATGTTTGAAGATGCAGGAGATTTGCAAAGAGCGCAGTATTTTAGAGCGATGTTTGATAAAATGATAAAACAGTACCCGTTAAGAAAAAGTGGAGTAAGGACATTAGCGGTACCAAGATTATAAAAGGGGATAAGATGGATTTAAAAAAGATGCTCAAAGATTATAAAAGTCAACAAGAGCAAGTAAAAGAAATCTTCATCAAACTTCAAGGTAAGATTGAAATGTGTGAAGAGCTTCTTAAAGACAAAGAAAATAAAAAGTAGTTTTTTGAAATAGAGGTAAATATGCCGAATAAAGATAAAGGTGTAGTCAAGAGAGCAATTGTAACTCCTGACAAACACTTTCCACTTGCAGATATTCCTGCAATTAAATGTTTAAAAAAAGCAATCGAAATAGTAAAACCTGATATATACGTAGACCTTGGTGACGTAGGCGAATGGTCTGGGTTTTCACATTGGAAGTATAAAAGAAAAAAAGCACCACCATTAGAGTTTTTAATTGAAGACTTTGATAAAGATGTAAAAGATGTGAATAAAGGTATGGATATGATTGACGAATCCTTAGACAAAGCAAACTGTAAAGAAAAGTATTTAACAGAAGGTAATCATGATGACTGGTGTAATATGGCAGTTGAAAAGTATCCTTATATACCACAATACAAGTTTGCAAAAGCAGTCAAGCTTAAAGAACGAGGATATAAGTATTATGCATTTGGAAAGAAACTAAAGATAGGTAAGTTATACTTTTATCATGGACATCAATATGGTGGGCAATATCATACAGCAAATCATATAAGAAAACTTGGTTGCAATATAATGTATGGACATTGGCATGATTTACAACAAATGAGCGCAACTCATATGGATGGACCTAAGTCAGCTTGGAGCATCGGATGTTTAAAAGATATGAGCAGTGAAAAAAATGCTTGGCTTGGTAATAGGCCAATCAACTGGGCGCACGGATTTGCGATTGTGGATTTTTACAAAGGTGGATTATTCACAGTCCATATAATACAAATAATAAAAGGACGAACCTCATTGTGGGGTGAGTTAATAGAAGGCAAGTAAGGAGAATAAGTGGCAAACTTAACAGTTACACATACAGAAGACATTACATTAAATGGTCAACAATTTGGCGGCACAAATGTATTTTCTATTACAGGTATTAATAATATACTTAAAAGAATTATAACTGTTGCAGCAAACAATGATACTACTATTGCTTCATTTCATTCAGACCAGCATGATGATGATGCGACTCTTGATGTAGAAAATATTAGATATGTAAGGATAACTAATTTAGATGGCAGTAATTCAGTTAATTTAAACTTTCAGTTAGATGCAGGAGAAGATGACAGTGCAGCTGATGAATCTTCAAGTTTATTATTAGCAGCAGGACAAAGTTATGTTATGGGGAATGTTGATGATTCAATGTCAGTAGACGATGATGCAGCTACACCTGATTTAACATTACATCCGCTTGAAAGTATTATAGTAGATTCTGGTTCAAACGCAGTACAATTAGAGTTAGTTATAGCCAGTGTTTAATGGATGTTTTAAATATATTAGAAACATTTGGAGTCCCTATCGCAGTTGCAATAAGTTTTGGATTCTTCATTTGGAAACAAAATAAATACATTCAGGACGATTTAAGTTCTGATATGAAAAATAAACATGATAGGCTTGAAGCAATACTAATAAAGTTAATAGACCAGCAAAAGCTTATCCAGTTAGGACAAAAAGGATTAGAAAGAAGTTATAAGTCATTAGTAGATATTATAACAAAGTTATATAAGAATGGACAAAAATAGTACCGAAGAATATAGAAATAATATAACATTACATTTAACTAAGATGTGTTCTGATATTGGTCATATAAAAGAAAAGGTTAATGAGAACAATAAACATTTAATTAGGTTAAATGGCAGAGTAAGAGAAAACGAAAAACAAATATCATGGATGAAAGGTATAGGAACAACAGTGGTATTTGTTATTAGTATTGTGTTGTCGTGGATGGGTTTTGAAAAGTGATATATATTGGTTATTTTTTATTAGGATTTATAGTTTTTTTTGTTAGTGGTTTGTATTATTTAAGCAAATGGGAAATATTTGATATAATTAACAATGATGATGAAGATGTATATTTTGGTTAAAAAGGAGAAATAAATGGCTGATGATGCAACAATGACAATTAAAGCAGTTTTACTGCCTGATGAAATACAAGCAACGCTTAAAGATTTGTCTTTTACATATACTCCTGCAGATGCAAATGATAAATGGTTTTATGGTATTGTTAATGTGCCACATAATACAGGGGGTGTAGATTTAATCACAGGAAAGTTTTTAGCTAATAGTGCAGGTGTTGCTACAGGTACAGCAAATGCAGATGTATCAACATCAGATAAAGTAAAATTTTTATTTATAAAAAACACAGGAACAACTGATGGTAGTACAGGCACAGATGAAAGTGTTATGCTTGTTCAAGATGGTTCTACTGCAGCGCATAGCAGTACAAATGCATTAGAAATAAGTTCAGGTCAATCTTGGTTTGCAAAAATGCCAAATACAACAGTTGGGGATTTGCATGCAATATCTGCAGACCCTGACCAAACTGCTGGTGGTGGTAATGTTCAATGTATAATATGTGCAATAATAGA